AGACGATCCGGCCTTTGCAGAACGTGCGGCGGCAGCGGAACGCCGGTACAGGGAGAAGTTGAAGGATAACCCTGAGTCGATCCGGGTCCGGAACCGTAACGTGAGTTGTCCGAAGTGCGGCGGGCCATACAGCACCTTTCCGAATGGCATGCGGTATTGCAAGCCGTGCCGCACAGAGTGGCAGCGGAACCGCGACAACAAAGCATCTCAACCGGAGTCCATAGCAGGAGGTTAATCCCGTCATGCCAAACATGGCTGAATACATGAACCCTTATCCCCGTCCGATGTACCACGCCACGGAGTTGCCGAAGCTCGTAAAGACCGAGGAAGAAGAGAAGGCACTCGGTGAAGGGTGGAGCGCGGACTACATCTACCAGGCGTACCCGAAGATCATGTTCGGGCCAAACGGAGAGACTAAGAACGCAGCGAACCCGGAAGAGGAAGCGGCACTGGCCGGGGAAGGCTGGACCGATGTGGCTCCGGTGATCCCTGATGTGCCACCGGTCACCCTCAATCCCACCAGTGCCTCTCTGCCAGCCACCGCGGGGACCGGGACGTTCACGGTCACCATCACCGGGACGGGTCTCAGTAATACCTGGACGGTGGTTCCGGATGCCGCCGCCACCTGGCTCAGCATCACCTCTCCCACGGCACCGCAGTCCGTGAACGGGCCGGTGTCGTACTCAGTCACGGAGAATACCGACGTGGCCCGTACCGCCGGGGTCTACGTGAATGGCAAGACATTCACTATCGATCAGGAAGGAACCGGGGCGGCGACGATGAGCAGGTCAAGGAAGAACCACTAGAATCAAAAGGGGCCCGTTGCGGGGCCCCTCGCTCTCACACTACCGGGCTTTCACCCGGAGCCTGATTGCAATCATTACCGCAAATGCGATAATGCGCGTAACGCCTCTTCGTGGCATTCGTGTCCTGAAGAGGGTAACCCGCAATAATGATTTTGACTACTACGGTGATTCTCATTAGAGATCACCACCTCAGCCCTGATGAGATTCGGGGAGCCCGGAAAGCCCATTTCTGGAACTCCCCATCAAGGCCCCGGAAGCCTCTTAGCAACACTCCCCGTAATCAAAGCTGAATCCTTAGCATCTCCCGCTGACAGCACATCTGTCCACACGCACAGGTACTACTACTCATGCCAATAACCGTGCAGGAACTTATCTCATCAGCGCTGCGCTTAATCGGCGTGCTCGATGCCGGGGAGACTCCCTCCACCACAGAGAGCAACCACGCCTTCGACACGCTGAACCAGATGCTGCAGAACTGGTCGGCGGCGGGTCTGCCGGTGCCGGAGCTGACCATCGATCCCATCCCGCTCACCGGGGCCACGTCGTACGCGCTGACGGTGCGGCCGATGGCGATAAGAGCGGTGGAGTGCTTCGTCTCGAACGTGGCGCAGGAGGTGGAGCCGTACCCGGCGGAGCGCTGGGTGCAGATCCGCGACAAGCAATTAGCCGGAACCTTCGCGACGGCGTATTTCTACGACGCGGCATTTCCCACACCGCATATCCATCTCTGGCCCAAACCGCAGACCGGGGGCGTGCTGAACCTGTACGTGATCCGCCCGCTGGCGGCGTTCTCCTCGCTGAGTTCTCCGATCAGTTTGCCGCCTGGGTATGAGCACGCACTGAGACACGCACTGGCCGGCACGCTGGCTCCGGAGTACCGTGCCGCACTGCCGCCGGAGTTCGCGGCCACGATGGCGGAAGCCAAGACAGCCATTGCACAACTGAATGCGCAGGTTTTGGGCGGACCCCGTCCGATGGCCACTCCGACAGTGACGACAGCCCCGGTAGCCCAATAAGATGCCCGTCTCACGCGCCAATCTGGAGATCTACCAAGGTAGCGATTTCGCCGCCACGGTACACGTCGAATACATCGACGGAAGTCCTGTCGATCTCACCGGATGGACGGCAAAGGCCCAGATCCGCAGAGGCCCCGCCGACTGCAACGAAACCATCGACTACGAGATCGGCACCACAGTGCAGCCGCCTGACAATGTGATCCTCGCCATCCCGCATGACGCGACAGAGGACCTGTGCGGCCGGTATGCGTGGGACCTGGACTTAATCTCACCGGAAGGCATAATCAGCACGGTACTGACAGGGGCGGCAATCGTCACGGCTGAAGTAACCAGAGAGGCAGCCACCGCTTGAAGAAGATGCATGCGTGGCTGGATGTCGTCCAGCCCGTACCCGGTCCTCCGGGTCTGCCTCGCGTCATATACGACGAAGGCGTGGCACTGCCGGTGCGCACCATCATCAACATGGTGGGGTTGGGCGTCACGGCAACGGATGACGCAGCGCATGATCAGACCGTCATCACCATACCGGGCGGGGCTGCGGCCCCGGTAACCAGCGTCTTCACCCGCACCGGGGCTATCGTTGCGGTGGCAGGCGACTACACTGCGGCTCAGGTCACGAATGCCGTATCGGTACTCGGCAGTTACCCGGACCCGGTGTGGATTCCGTCCTACGCTTACTCGAAACTGACGGGTACACCTTCCTCATTCCCTCCGTCAGCTCACGTCCATGCGGCGGCCGATGTCACGTCTGGTGTGTTCGCCGTGGCCCGTCTCGGCACAGGCACTCCGACAGCCTCGGTGTATCTCAGAGGTGACGGGCAGTGGGCCACCGTGCCGATCCCTGCCGATGCGGTAACGAGCGTATTCGGGCGCACCGGAGTTGTGGTCGCACAGTCAGGCGATTACGCCGTGGCGCAGGTCACCGGGGCTGTGCCGGATACGCGCACCATCATTGCGGGCACGGGATTAAGCGGGGGCGGGGCGTTATCCGGCAACGTGACGCTGAGTGCGAACATCGCAGGCATCCAGACACCGTGGCTGCAGGACATCAACGGGGCAAACTTCAAACTGAACAACGCAGGGCGCATCCAGTCTAACGACTATGTGGAGAGTCCGGCGGGTAAGGGTTTCGCAGGCAACCTGACGTTTGACGGGACGAACTGGCGATACATCGCCAACGGTCCCGGCATCCACATTCTTCCCTCGACGTTCGGCGCACTGCCGCAGATCCATGCGGCACCTGTCGGCACCGCCGGAGCCGTGGCCACTCTCACGTTGCGGCTTTCGTTCCTGGACAACGGTTCGGCATCGTTTGCGGGAGACGTCGTGTGTCCTTCCACCGTAAAGGGCAAAGTGTTTTACACGGACGTCGGCACGGACCCCGGCTGGGATACGGCTTCCCGCATCTGGACCGAGGGCGGGTTCGGCGCACGGTATGACGGCTACCAGCATCGTTTCGATGTCGGCAGCGCGAGAACACAGGTCCTGCGGCTGGAGTCCGGGGGAATAATCCGGATGCTCCTGGGCGGGTCACTCAAGGCTCTCAGCGTCGATGGCTCGGGCTTCGTGAAGGCGGCATAAAAGGAAAATACATGGCAGCATCCGATTACACATTACTCGCGGAGTACGCGAAGCAGCCCGTGGTGAAGGACCGCAACTACATGGGCCTGATCAACTGGGCTGCCTACACCACTGCTCTGCCCATACCAGCCGCACCGGACGAGGCATGGGTGAAGGCGCGGATCGTGGCGGAACGCATCCCGGCCCAGCCCCAGAACTACGTGGACCGCACCATCAGTTACTTCCTGCAGGACCCGGCCACGCAGACCAATATCCGCGAGTACCTGAACGCCTTTAATGCAGAGGCCGCCGAGACATCGCTGGCGGGGCAGATCGAGGGCGTGATCAATGCCTTCATCCCGCGGTTTGCCGACATAGACGTTACAGACCAGCAAGCTAGCGACTGGATAGCGGCCAACGTATGAACGACACACTCGAACTGGACGACAGAACCCTGCGCTTCATCGAGCAGCGCATCTCTGCCATGAAAGCCATCGAGAGCGAACTGAACGGGGCGCTCAGCCTGCTGATCGAGCAGCACGAACTGCAGGGCCGATGGCAACTCGATCTGGCGAACCGCAGACTGATCCGCAGTGAGCAGCAACTGAAAGCAGCGTAATTGCGCGTAACGCCACTCAGGGAACGACGATGCATAGATGGGGTAACCCGCAGTAATGTCTGACGAAGATTTCCGCGCTGGTATTGTACCGGCTGCGGAGAGCGATCCCCCGGACTTCGTGGCCCGTATCTCGCAGCCGCCGCTGTTCCGTGCGCTGTTCAGCCTCGGCGTACCCGGCCCTCCCGGACCCGCAGGCCCTCAGGGGCCACCCGGAGCCGATGGTGCGGATTCCACGGTTCCCGGACCCGCGGGACCGCCGGGAGCAGATGGCGCTCCGGGAGCCACGGGTGCGGCAGGATCACCGGGAAGCACCGGACCCGCAGGGGCGGATGGTTTACCGAAAGATATAGCCGACGAAGGAACGCTGCTCACCCGGCGCAACACCCTGAACTTCACCGGGGCGGGTGTCACCGCAGCGGACGACGGGACGCGCATCAACGTCACGATAGCGGGATCATCCGGCGGCGGCGCCGTCTCCATGACGGTGGCGGCATTCGACACCGAAACGACGAACGGCACACTGAACCCGTCGAACCGCAATCTGGTGTTTCTGAGCGACGGCCTGTACCACTGTCTGTGGAACGGCTCAGTCTGGGAATACTGGTACGGCTCGATCCAGTGCGTGCCGATGATCAACAGCCAGTTTGCCTGGATCAATCAGGACAGCGCCTCCATCGATACGACCGGCAAGGCGGTGACGCTGCGGCGGACAGCGGGGGGCGGGGATACCTTCCGCACCCGTGTGAAGAGCATCGGACGGACGGCGCCGTATCAGGTAACGGCCATTATCATCTTCGACATGCCCAACGAAAATTACGCCGGGGGCGGGATCTGGATCGGGGAGTCCGGAGCAACCCCGAAGATGCTGCTCAACAGCCCCGGAATGAACACCGGCGGCACCGGCACCGGCATCCGCAACTACCGGTTCTCTTCCCCGACAGCCTACAGCGGAACGAACGACTTCACCATGTACCGGGCATCCGTCAGCGGGCATCCGGTCTGGCTGCGAATCCGCGACGACGGGACCAATATCATCCGCTCCGCCAGTTTCACCGGCATTGCGTGGCATCAGATGCATTCGCTCGGCAGGACGGCTTACCTGGCTAACGTATCGCAGTGGGGCATCGGGCTGAATACCGTCGCCGCCACCTCGAGCGATATCGTGATGACCGTTCTGAGCTGGAAGGAAGAGAATTTGTGACGATTACCCCGCGCAGGCTGATCTACGACGCATACCGGCAACTGGGCGTGCTGCGCCCCGGCCAGAACGTCAGTGAGGATTCGGTCGATGACGCCATGCGGGCGCTGTCCGACATGCTCGACTCCTGGCAGACGGAACGGCTGATGGTCTACGCCGTCACGGGGACGAATTACACGCTTCCCTCGGCGGGAGGGTCTTACACCATGGGACCGGGCGGCACGCTGGCCCTGACAGCCCCGCTGCGCGTGGAATCGGCCTCGTGGGTGCAAGCACAAGGGTCGCACACGGGAATACCTGCACAGCCGGTAGCTGTCCTGACGCTCAACGAGTACCGCGGCGGGCGTTCGGGTCTCTACTTCGACGGAAAGTATCCGCTGGTCACGATGTACGTGCGGCCGTCCGCACTGGGCGGGGAGACGCTGATCCTCTATGCGTGGGAGCCGCTGCAGTCGTTCAGTGCCAACGGGTGCTGTGCCGATACGGCGTATAACTTCCCGGCAGGATATGCCCAGGCACTGCGCTGGAATCTGGCCTGTCAGTTGTACCCGTCAGCGATCATCCAGCAGAAGATTCCCTCGCAGGTGTATCAGCTCGTGGAAGCGAAGGCCGCGGAGTCGAAGGGCGCCATCAAGTCGTTCCACTCCAGTCCTCCTCCCGTGATGGATGCGAGTGATGGCGGGGCGCTGGGCTGCGGGTGCGGCTACAACATCCGGACGGACGGGTATTATTAAATGCCGGCCGGAGGATGGGGTTTATGCGGGCCGAGTTATCAGACCCGCGACGGGCTCTGGAACAGGGAAAGAATCACCAACTGGCATCCGTCCGTCGATGATTCGGGCCACGCCACCTCGAAGATACAGTTGTCTCCCACGCCGGGTCTGGCTTCCTTCGCCAGCGTGGGCGCGGGGCCGATCCGGGGATTATGGGCCGGCGATAACCGGCTTTTTACCGTCTCGGGCGGCGGTGTCTACGAGGTGGCCGAAGGCGGCGGCAGCACTTCCTTCGGCAGCATCCTGAACGCCAATACCCCGGTGCAGATCGCGGCGGACGGCAACGGCCTGATGATCGCGAGCGGCAACGAGGTCTGGTATATCGACGGAACGCCGGCTTCCACCCGCACCGCGACGATGGCGCACGAGGGCATCTCGGTGGTGTACCTCGACAATTACTGGATCATCCTGCTCCCCGATTCGAACGCCTTCCTCTTCTCTTTCAATCCTCTCGACTGGGAGGATGCGGAGGGAGACATTACCCTGCGCTCGGGCACCATCGACAGAGCGGTCAAACTCGAAACGCAGGAGGGGCATCTTTGGATATTCGGCAGGCAGTCGATTGTCCCTTACTACAACTCGGGAGATGCCGATCACCCCTGGCAGCCCATCCCCGGCGCGGCGATAGAAACCGGCACCTTCGCCCCATGGTCGATCACGAAGATTGACCAGCGGCTCTACTGGCTGGGAACGGACGCCAACGGCACCGGCAGAGTATTCCGCACGCAGGGCTACACCCCGGTACGCATTTCCAATCAGGCGGTGGAGTACCTGATCGGGGAGTGGCTCAAAGTTGGGATCGACGAGAAGATCACCGGAAGCGGCTACAACGAGAACGGCCACACGTTCTATGTGCTGAGTTTCCCTCTCGCGGGAAAGACCATCGTCTACGATCTCGACACCAACATGTGGCACGAGCGGGCCGGATGGAGCGGCACAGACTGGACGTACTGGCGGGGTTCGGGCTTTCACGCCCACGTCTTCAGCAAAATGCACGTGACGGCGAACATCGACTCAAACGCCATCTGGCGCCAGAGCCTCGATATCTACCAGGACGGGTCCAATCCCATCCGGCGGTACAGAGCGGCCCCGTATGTGGCGAACGACCAGCAGTGGCTCTTCCACCACTACGTGCGCCTGTTCCTCAACGGCAACACCCCGGTATCGATGCGGTATCTGTACGACGACCAGACCACGTGGAGCAACACGCGAACCGTCACGCCACTGAGTCAGGAGATCAAGTACCGGCGGCTGGGACGGGCAAGAGACCGGCTGTACGAGGTGTGGCTGAACGATTCGACCTCGGCATCCACGTCAATCATCGAAGCGTATCTGCACGCCAGTCCGGGAGTTGAGCGTTAGCGTGTGGCTACCAGCTACGGGAACCCCGGCGGGACCGGCGACCGCACCTGGCTGATCGGCATCACCACCGGCGGGCAGCTCGGGGGCGACTCGTCCTCGCTGCTGGTGGACGGGAACGTTCTCAGCGCCGGGTTCCACTTCACCTCCGCGGGACCGGCCGCGAACTGCTTCATCATCTTCGCCTTCGCCGGCGTTGTTGTTATCGATGAGGCGATATGGCACCAGTCCACAGCCACCCCGCAGGGTGTCTGGCAGTGGCAGGGTTCGAACGATGTAATTGAGTGGACGAACATCGGGGCGTCGTTCCCGCTGGGCGGTGTGCCGGCAATCGGCACGCACACCACGCTCCACGGCAATGTCACGCCGTACAGATACTACCGGCTGCAGGGAGTCAGCGGCACCACAAACACCACCGGCTGGCTCTATGAGATCCAGTTCCGGATCGACGTCGAACCCGCAGGGGAACCGGAGACCGAAGGGCGTGTAACCCAGGACGTCGCGGAAGTCGCGATTGAGCGGGACGCAGAGCATACCGGCGTCCGCGACACCACCGAAGCGCTCGAAGTCGTACTCGAGCGGGACGCCGAACCGACACGGGTCCGCGAGACCACGGTTGCGGTGGAGCACGCTCTCGAGCGTGCGGAGGAAGCCACACGGGTACGGGTCACCCAGGAATGCATTGAAGTTGTTCTGACCCCTCCGAAAGAGGGCGGTACATTCGTTCCTCCCCTGCCGCTGCCGTTACAGCAGCAGGTGTTCGATGAGCGGTTCCTGATGACGGAGCCGTGGCGGGGATTCTTCTCGGGCTC